GTAGATGCTCACTCAATAGACATCTCGTACAACTCTGCTGATGGTATTTCTATTTACCAACAAGCAGGAACTGCACCTCGTAGGAATGCTATGGGTGGTCATCACCAAGCAGAAAACATGACAACATCAGGTGGGACTTATGACCGACTCTTGATAATAGCTAACTCATCAGGAGTTAATGGAGAGATAGGGAGGCTAGACCTGTCTAACATCTACAGTAAAGGTGGAATTTGTTTGTTTAAAAACTTAGATGTTGGAACTTTAACTATTACTGAGAATGAATCAGGTGACGATAACAACTTAGCCACTAAAGAGTTCCAAATAAAGAACACTGTACTAGGTGCTAATTGGTCTGTAATAGACAATGTTGAGTTGAACATGATCGAACCAACAATAGAAGTAGCGAATCCATAGGGGGTAATTATGTTAGGAAAAATTTTAATCGGAGCTGCAGCATTCGTAGTTATCTCTGAAACAGTAGAGATTATTTACAAAGCTAAGTCCTGGAGATACTGGGAGAAGGCTATTAAAGATATACCTTGGGAAATTAAACGATGATAGGAAAACTTAGACCACAAATATTTTTAGCAATTCTTTGTTTGACCATGCTAGCAACAGTAGCAGCATTCAAAGGTATGCCAGAGATTAGTACAGCCACCATTGGGGGCATCATAGCTCTTGGCATGAAAGTATTAGAAAACGAATAAGGAGACAGAAATGTTAAAGACTATCAGACTTGCTATGCAGTATAAGGATTCATTGCCATTGTTGATTGATCTGATTAAAGAGATTCAATCTTCAGTTAGAGATGATGGATCTATCAGTCAAAAAGAAAGAAGTAAAATTCTTAAATCTTTTTGGGTACTAGTTAAGTCAGTCCAAGACCCAGTAAAAATTGAAGCTGAAAAAAGAAAATTTCTTTTAGAAAATAAACTTCCATAAAAGTGGAAGCACTTATTGCTAATGTAATTAAAAGACTTAAAGTAGATTGCCTGGTAGATATGGCTAATTATCAAACTAAAGGTGATGGGCCTGAAGTTTTAGATTTGTTAATTGAGAGAATTGCATTTGAAATTGAAAAACAATTTGGTCAGAATACTGCTAATAAATTTCTGGAGAATAGTTTAATAGTCGATGGAAGAAAAAAGATTTCAACAAAAGGCTGAAGTAGACATTCATTTAATTCTTCAACATATAAAAGATTTGAAGAACAATGATTTGTCGCATATTGAAAAAAGACTTACGAAATTAGAAGTTGCAAGTAAGTTTCATACAGCCTTACTTTTAATCGTTTTAGGTTCAATTATAGCGTTTGGCGTAGCAGGAGTTGCTTCCTGACACCCCTCTAGAATCATCGTAGAGCGTTTTATTTAGGTTGGGGTATACACTCGGTCATTTTTATATTTAATAATTGCTTATTGATATAAGCTAATTCTGTTTTTCTTATATCATTATCTTCTATCTCAGTCCAATCATAACAACCAGCTTCTAATTAAATTTAAATTCACTTTCAAATCCATTTGCAAAATGACCCTTGTGACCTTTGAGTCTGATTCCCACTACATCCTGTGCCTTCCGACCTTTTTTTACTACTCGTTTAGTGACAATACGTTCATTGGTATTTGAATGAGGTTTTTCATTTCCACAAATTTTACAAACACCCATAATTATTTTTCTTCCAGGAGATGGTTCTTCTAATATGTAATGGTGTGCTTTACATTTTTTCAAATTGATATCTCTCCCTAAAACATAGGTAAATTTGTTTTAGTAATTCGATTCTTTGCTATTTCTAAATAGTCTTTATTTAAATCAATGCCAATACTTTTTCTGTTAAGTTTTTGTGAAACAACACAAGTAGTTCCTGACCCTACAAAAGGATCTAAAACAATATCGTTAGGAGCTGTACCAGCCAAAATGCATGGAATAATTAAATCTTCAGGATATGTAGCAAAGTGGGCTTCTTTGATAGGTTTAAGAGTTACTGTCCATACAGATGGCTTGTTTTTAGTCCCATCAAAATCTAAATATTTAGTTTTGTTTTCACCTTTACCAGGCCACCCTCTTCCACTTTTATGTTTGTCCCCTGTAAAAAATAAATGCTTGTATCTTTGTGCAGTTTGTTTAAGATCAGAGCTAGGTTCTCTTATTGCTTTATTGTCATAAAAATATTTCTCATTCTTACTTAATAAAAAAATGTATTCATGAGATTTAGTAGGCCTGTCTTGTACGCTTTCAGGCATTGGGTTTGGTTTGCTCCAAATGATGTCTGATCTTAAATACCACCCATCTTTTTGTAATGCAAAAGCTACTTTCCAGGGGATACCAATCAAATCTTTTGGTTTTATTTGCTTATCTATTGGGGGTCTTACAATGAAGTTTTTATTGTAGTCTGGTACAGAATTATTTTTTACTCTGAGTGTTGGAACAGTGGTAGTTTTTCTATTACCTGAACTATAGGAATCTCCCAAATTAATCCAAACTGTTCCTGAGTCTTTAAGGCATCTTCTGATTTCTCTGAAAATTTCAACAAGTTTTTCAACATATTCTTTTGATGTGAGATCAAGACCAATTTGGTCAGTATTGCCATAATCTCTTAACCCAAAATAAGGTGGTGAAGTTACAACAGTTTGAACAACTTCATCAGGAATATGTTTTAAAACATCAAGTGCATTGCCATGATGTAACTCAGATATTTTATTGTCAAAAAAAAGACTATTTACTAATGTCAATTCCTATTCCTTGAGGAAAACTATCGCAATCATTACCAAAGACTTCTATAAAAATTGGAGTGCCTTCTCCCAACCATGCTCCAATCACATTAAAATCAAAATGTTCTATTGCGTCTTCGTAGCCCATGTCCGCCGCTAAAATTGAAATTACTTTGTCGTAATCGTAAGCAACAATGGGAGGCATACCATAGCGATGAGCAATTCCTACAATGGCAGGTTCAAATTGTTTTCTTTCTTCTGCAGTCGCTCCTATCAACAACATTTCTGCATCAATTCGATCTGCATACTCATCTACAATATCTAGTTTGTCAGTCAACTTCTGTAACCTCCATCACTAATTGAACTTGTCTCTTATGTTTTACTCTGTGATATTCGATAGACACATTCTTAATATAGTCAGGTGAATCATCAGGAATAATTCCCTCTAGAGTCAGACAATCCACAGCAGGCTTCATACCCATAATGAGATTGTCGTGGTCGATAGGTCTGCCGCAGTAATAAGCTGTGTAATGAATATTAATTTGATCCATTGGTTTCGGATCTTGCTCACGCAGTTTCCAAATAGTTACTTCCTGAAACTGTTGCTTGACTCCAACCTTTGCTCTCCAGTGAGTACGACTGTTTCCTCTCAGTTCTTTAGGTGGCATATAGGGATAAGTAATAGTTATCATCAGTACCACCCCTTCAAGCCTTGCCTGTAACTTGAGACAACTTTCAGCTCATGATTCTCACTACACTTAAATATCAAACTTTTATCGGATGAATTACGAATTGGAAAAGTGTATCGATGTTGCATTTTCTTTTCGCAAAATGGACATCGGACAATTCTGTAAGAAATTTTGTGAGTCGTATGCTTTCTTATTGTTAGTGGAGATTTGTATGTTTGCAGCTCAATAATCTTTCCCAACAAACTGGTTTTACCACCTATGAAATGAAGTACCTGGATGTCTCCTCTTAACGCTAATGGTGTCTTGATTTCAGTTTGTTTGACTCTGACCTGATATTCGACATTGCCACAAGATCCACAGTGTGGGTGACCATCGTGATCTATGTGGTTCTGAAATTTACATCGACTGCAATACTTGTATTTATTAATTGAAACAGGTTTTGATTTAGTCTGGGTGTTGTTCTCTCTATGACTAATCATTGATTACATTCCAAAATATAGGTTTTTTGCCACGTTTTCTGAACACTTCAGGACTTCTGTTCAATGCCTTATTAACAGAATCTTTTTTAGCGTTAAGATCAATGGCAATTTGTACATCAGTTTGTGAGCCATTCTGAGTAAGGTAATCAATAATCTTTTCTTTTAGAACTCTGTTGTCACTTATAAGATCAGGGAATTCCTCTTCAGAAGTTTTACTCATAGCTCTCAACCCCCAGTCATCGAACTCCAATTTGATTACAGGAGATTTCATAGGTGGAACATCGTTCTGACCTTCTGAAATCAATTTAACTCCAAGGTCTTTGTTATCGTTGTAAGCTGAATTGGTAGCTACCATCACATCGCAAGCACCAAGGAAATGTATGCTTCCGAATATGTGTTCATCGGACCAACCACGGTGAGCGATAGCTAACCAGGATTTGTCTGTTTCCTCAATCAGATTGTTGAGAGCATCTGTAACGGCAAGACCTGTACGGTCTTCTACAAGTGACCCCTCACCTGCTCTTGAAATAGAATCGAGAACTATAAATTTGATATCACGATCTTGAATTATTTTTTTGACATTGTTTTTAATTGAGCTGAGAGTTTGTCCTCTGACATTGAGAAACGGCAACGATCTGGCAGGGTCTAAACCCAATGCAGTATTGATGCCCCCTAGCCTTTTCACCATTGATCTTTCTGATCTTTCTAGATTTATGTAAAGACTGTTTGCTTGCTCTACATTCCAGATTTCACTGCATCCTGCATCGACTGATACAGCCATAGCCATAGCAATAAAGGATTTACCTTTCTTGGGTTGGCCATTAATAATTGTTCCCCCACCCTTGACTACCAGATTCTCTATGTAAGATCCCACTTCAAGCATAGAGTCACCACTAAGAACTGTGGCATCTATTAATGACAAACTAGTGTCATTGGCATTGAAACAGAAGTAATCCAAATCTACTTTCATAGAATCGATTGAATAGAAATCTGATATATCCCGGAGAAGTGGATGAGCGTAGGCTACCCTTGCTAGCTTATATCTTTGGTCGGCCTTCTCAATGTTAATGTTGTCGTATGCCACCTGATTACGGTCTTTGTATACCTGAAGCTGTGCATGGATGCCTGTACGGTCCGACCTGAATGATTTGGCTACGAATGTGATGTATGAATCAGCACCGTCAAATACTTTTCTGTGTGCTAATACTTCTTTATCTTTACTTGTGTAGAGTTTAAGTAACTCTTTGGAAATGAAACTCTCGTTGCTGACCATAAACTACTTCTTCCTTAATCACGATGGGGTTTTTCCTGTCGTTGAAATACCAATCCTCAAAAATGTCTTTTTGTTCTTCAGCTTGTTTTCTCATACCTCTTTCCATGTAGTACTGGAGTCTCCAAAACTCTGCTTTCTTTTCTTGTTTTTGGAGTTCGGTATCTTCAGGCATATGTTTCAGCCTGACTTCAATCTCAATACAAATTCTTTTTTCCTCTTCAGGGAATTTGAGTTTTAATATTTCTGTTAGTGGTGTTTCGTTCATAGTAGTTTTGGTAAAGGGGCGCAGGAAGATTGGAGTTGGTTGACTTATTCATGTGGTCGAGAACATGAGAAATGTAAACCTACGCCCCTAGGGAGACTATTTAATTGTTAATCCCTTAATTTTTCGTAACAGTCGATACATAGATCACCGTTAGTCCCATTAAATGGATCGCCTACAAAACTGCCAGTGCATAACTCGCAAGTCCATGCATCATCTATGCTGTGTCCTAAGTGGTCATCAAATGGTTCAGTACTCATTTCCATCCCCCTGTTAGATGGTCGTAGCAATCCTCACATACATACCCACCTACACCTGCATAATAACAGGGGTCACTGCAGGAACAAACGTACAAAACCCATGCATTATGTATGTCGCAAAAAACTGCTTCATCGCTTTTATACAAAATATCTTCATAACAACCCCCACAAAGTTCTTGGTCATCTACGATGTTTTTCTCTCCTACAACTTCTTGGGAGCAAGGTTCGCAATACCAAATATCCTCATCGTTCATGACATGCCCAGAATCTAAAATATCCGAGTAAAGCACTTGGTCATAAGTTATTGGGATTACCTCGTTGTATTCGACAGTTACTAATGCTTCAGTCATCGCCTTCACCGTCTTTTATCCATTGGTCAGGTGAATGTGTGCATAACATACTTTTAATGACCGAGTGATGTAGTTGATCAAAATGAACAGCTATCTCACTAGGTTGCATACCTGTCAAAAAACCTGACTTATCCAATAGTTCTGAGGTAATTTTGCCTGCAACCTGAGAAACAATTGAGAAGCCAGTATTGTCTAGTGTTGCCATAGTCTGACCAACAACATCTATGTAGTCAGTAGCCTTTTGCTTATCAACTTTCATGTCCCTGTCAAATTGATCGTATGTAGTTTCAGGAATTTGTTGTTGAACAGGTTGCTCAATCTTATAAGCAGCAGTGATATATTTATCGACTTTCTGTGGGTCTAAACCATTTGGTTTTTCATAGCACGAAAAGTTATATGTCTCGCCCTCAGTAAGTATTGAATATAGTTGCTGGCCTTTAGGGTTGTTATTGTTAACCCACATATCAAGCTTTACTATTTGCCCTGTATCGTCACGAACATCATATTTAGCAGGAGCGTTTCCTTTCTTAACTACTTTGACGATACTACCTATTACTGATATTAAATTTTGTGTTGCCATATTTATCTATCCTCTATTTCTTGGAATCTTTCCTCGACCTCTTCGGAAGTAGGTTCATGGTCTAACTCCTCAGAAAGATTTTCTTGTATTTGTTCTAATATGCTGTCGTTGTCATAAACCTCAGATATAAAAGCTATGGGATCTTTTTCGATCTTTAGCTTTAGTAGTTGTGAATCCAGTAAAGGACTCTCTACTAATATGTCCGGTGTTTGATTCAATAGCTTGTCTCTTTTTATAGTCATGGCTGCACCTCCTTTGACTATGCTTGTTTATAAAACTCTTCTTATTGGCATGGTCTTAACCTGGTTCTCATGCCATTGATGTGTACAAGTTCTGTGTTCCCACTTGTTGGCAAGAAAGTCGTTGAACTGTTGAACAGATATACGAATAGTCTTGTCACTCAGGTGAGTGTGAGGGTAAGGACAACCATTACTTTCGCCTTCTTTGATTGCTTTAGAAAGAACTCTTGGGTCTACCTTGAGTCTTACTGCTGCCTCTTGTAACGTGTATACCTCGTCCATCACTAGTTCAGTTGTCATACATCACCTCTATTATTCAACTACAATGTAGTAGTCGATACATCTACCATTCTATACATTTAATACACTATTTGTCAAACAACGACTATTTGGTATATAGTTTTGGGACTATATGACAGTAAATGTTGTCAAATGTAGATAAAAGAGGTGCAGCGTGAACAAGAATCTCATTAATCATTGCTTACCCCCTTAACTAACTGTCCACAGACTAAGCAGCCATTTTTTACATGTGGTGATTCGCATTCGCACCCTTCACAGTAGCCCCAACCGTCATGCTTAATACTGCCATCATTGACACCATAAAATATTTCTGCTTGGCTTAATTCTTTGTATTGTTCTTGAATATTATTCATTGCTTACTCTCTCTTTTTGTATTTTGTTTGATTGCGTTTTGTCTTACTTTTTCTCTGATATCTTTCGGCAGCTTTTTACTAGCCATCTGCCAAAAATCTTGATATTGAGGTTTTGAGATGTTTTTATAGGTCATTGCTTGACCTCACTTCCAGGAATTGCAATACCCAGCCGTTTTGACTCGATTGCTCCACATTCTCTAAGACACAAAAAACTCAAGTGAGATTCATAAAATAATGTCATTGAATTGCTCACTATCAACCCTCGACATTTTGTACACCTTGTGGTGTTTGTAGCACTTATCCAAATGGGATCTGCTATATTTGTTGTAGACATGTTGCACCTCGCTTTATGTCTGCTTAGAGGGTGTTGGAATGCAATCCTTCACCCTCGTTTATAAAAACCTATTTATTTTTTTGTTGCACCTCTCTTTTTTTATTGCGATTTTCGCAGACTCCAGTAGTTTCGGAAGGTAATCATCCTTCCTCATGAGTACGATTAATTACTCCAACTTGTTGCATTTTGAGCGGCTATTTTTTGACGTTTTGTAAATGGTTTAACATTCCCATTTAATACATACCATTTAAAATAAGAATCATCAGGTGTATGAACACTCATGTTTTTTTCAATAACTATATGTAATCCAAAACATGAAGTTATAGTTATATAATGGTTTGGGTATTCTTTACTGTATTTAATAGCTGTTTTTTTTGCTGTAGTTTCAGATTTTGATTCTTTAGTAGTAAGAGATATCATTTTTTTCTCCTGGTTTGATTTATTACTTTGCATTTATTAATTCATGATGTAGTTCATGACCATTTATTTTGTGTGGATAGATTTTTTTATAATCTCTACTGTAAGGATCAATATTGACTGTTAAAAATCTATCTATACCTGGATCACCTCTCCAAAATCCATCCGAATTGATAGCGATTAGCTCCAATAAAAATCCTCTATTCCTATCTACTACGAAGAGATTGTTATTCTCATCTCGAACAATCTGATTCCTTACGCCAATATATTTTCCTGGATCGAATTCCAATGGTTTCATTTTTTTCTCCTGGTTTTAAATTAATTTATTGGGATAAAAACTATCTTTGTTAATTTGTAATAATAAAAATCTCCAATTCTTTTTTTAGAGTGTGTAATATCTTGATGATCTACATTTTCATATTCTTTTTTAATTGTTTGTTTTTTGATTAGTCTGATATTCATTTCTTGATTTATCATTTTTCTATCCTTCCTTTAATGATTTACTTTTGTTAAAACAATTGAATCATTTTTATTAAAATCTTCATGTAATAATCTAATAGAGTATTCAGTATCATAAATTGCAAATTCTCCATTCCTTGCTCTTATGTATTGTTGAGTATCAGCTACCATATGCCCGTCTTTGTACATTAATTTTTTAATAACATCTAATCCCATTGAAATTAATTCTTTTTTAATTTCATGCATCAATAAGCTCTCATTGTAAAATTTTTTATCACCTGTTTTGTTAACAATTATTTTATTTTTTAAGATATTAATATTCATTTACTATTCTCCATGTTATTAATTAAAATTGAGTAGTTTTATCGACCATCAGGCACAAAAACTTTTTTTATTTCCATGCCTGAATGTACCTAAATAGCCAAAAACATTTAATGTAAATAACAAAGTTGTTAAAAAGTTGTTATTTTATTTTTTCTTTATTTCGGCAAGCATCTGTTCGAGTCTAGTAATCTCCTCATTCTCCAGGTCGGACCACTCTTTGGATTTCAAAAGAATTAGAATTTTCTCTATCGATGCAATTAGTTTTCCGGTAATCACGTTAGAATTTCCACCGTTTATCGGACGTTTTACTTTTTTAATATCGGCATCAGTAATCTTGAGTTTGCCGTCTATCAGGGTGCGTTTAAGGTTGCCGTTATTAATCCACTTGACCACAGTCTGACGGCTCACTTTGAGCCGTTCAGCTGCTTGGTTTTGCGTATAAGTTTTACTCATTATCATCCTGTTCATTATCAGGTACTAATTTGTAATCTTCAGTGCTGTATTCTAGTACTTGGCATTCACCACTCATTTCTGCAATTGCAGGAAGTATGTAATCTAATCCTGATGCAGCTGCAAAACGGTCATCATTTTTATCTGCAATATAAGTTTCTGTAGCTACTATTAATGTAATTTTTTCATATTTTGTACTCATTATTCTGCACCTCTTTTCTTTTTAATTTGTAGTTTATACGTTCTCATGGTGGCTTTGCCAATAGTGTCAGCTATATCGCCACCGTACTTTAAAAATTTCTTCAACTGTGTACCATCCCATTTTTCTGGGATCTGTTTTACCTCTTCATGGGCCGGTACATAAGCTTTTGTATCGTGGAGTTCATCGGCTATCAATTCATTCTCGAGCAATGGTTTTAAGCTGATGCTATCGAACTGAGTACGAGACAGTTTTAACTGTACGTCATAAATCTTATGAGGTAACTCTCTTGCTCCGATTGTTTCCATCTCTCTGGTAATTTCGTACTCTAGTTTTCTGATCTCATTATCAAGGTCAGATTGAGCCTCTAAAAGATTACCTAATTGATCTACTTTATCTTGAATATTACTCATTACTTACCTCCTGAGTTTTTGCATTTCTTGATTCGATAAATTTTTGGAGTTCTAACTCTCGCTGTTTTTCAAATTCTGGTATTGCCACATCTAGCATAAAATCGTGGAATGTTTCAGGCCTCCACGAGTTAACACCAAATTTGATAGTTGCCTCTTCACCTTGCAATAAATCAAGGCATATAACCGAAGTTAATAATCCACCTGTAGTGTTTTCCTCTTCAGGATATTCTGTGACTAAAAAATTTTTATTATTAATTTCTTCATCATCAGTTTCTTCACCCTGAATTATGGCAACATAAAAACCTATTCCCCATACGCCGTTTCTATGCCTATCTACCTGTAACAATTTCATTGCTTAACCTCTCTTTTTTTATTGCCGATGGCCCAAACCACCGGCCCAGTTGATACGCGGCGGAATAAATCCGCCGCCGCTTTGGGCCTAAATCCTTTAGTTAGGGTCATTCGCAAAGGTGTATTCATTGCCGCGGTAGTCGGTAGCATCCCAACTTATTTGCTTACGGTCTGCAAAATGTGTGCTAGGCTCTAAGTAATACTCATTTACTAGCCACGCGCCAACTCTCGAAATGTCCGCCGTACAGGTGTAAAAGATTTTATTTATTTCAATATGCATATCAAAATAAATCGGTACGGTTAAATCATTTAGATTAAATTTGATAATGTCCGCGTATGCATCATTTAGTAAATTTTTTCTAATAATATGGCCGTTTTCATCCGCCCATATTTCACCATGATTACCCATAAAAATATAAATAGTTTTCATTTTTTTACTCCTCCAGATAGAATTTATATTGACCGTTTTCGGTCTTTTCTATCTGATTATTTAGTTTTACTGTTTTGACTATTTTTTTAACGCCTCGCCAAAATAAAGGGTCTGTTGATGTGATTCGTGCTATTAGTCGTTGAGTATCATTCATAAAAGCACGCCTACCGGTTTTGGCTTAAATTGCCTAGCTATACGCGCGTTTTCTTCACTCTCTCGAATAAATCCACAATCGTTAATATCACAGTAAATTTTTTCGTATAGTGGGAAGTAATACGCATCACTCCCGCGCTTAATTTTTGTATAGCAATTGCTGCATTTTGTATTAGTGGTTGATATTATCCATTGTGGTTCGTTTGGGTATTTGAAATTCATTACACCACCTCCACAACGAAACCAGAATTGTCTTTACCGTTCATGGCTTTACCTTTACCGCGTAGGCCTACAACCACGCCTTTAGGGTCTAAAAATCTCATGTCATGTAGATCTCCATCAATGACCGGATAACCTAAATATTGACTGGGTAAATCTTGGCCGCGCTTAGTGCTGAACACTACGGCAACATTACGGCCATTTTCTAAGTTTTCTAAAACTTGATCATGATTAGATTCTGATCTTGAAAATGTCAGACTGTAATTTTTGGGCAATTTGGTACGTTTGTTAATTGGAAATTTTGTGTAGTCATACCAAACCACATCCGGAAACATTGTGAACAATTCCGGAAATATTAACTCCCATGCTAGGTCGGATGTGCCATTGAGACGTATAGCCGGCTTAAATCCATCCTTATTGCATTTTGTAACGTGTGATTTTATTTCTTTTACAAGCTGATTAAAAAATTCTTGCTTATGATTAAAAAAGAAATTAGCCCTATTAATTCGTGCATCCTGAATACTTTGATAAACACCACCAAGGCCGGCAGTATTTAAACAAGCAGACGCGCAGCCGGTAGAGGCAAACGGACATACATTTTTGCCGCTTAAATTAGCCGGCGCAAGGTACATAATTTTTGTTTTGTATTGTTCGCCAAATTCGTTGGAGTGTTTGATTTTTGCTGAATCATCGCTGAGTAATTTACCGTTGTAATATTTAGTTGTATTATTTTTCGTAGTCAATTTAATCACCTCTATTGATTGATTGATTAGCATTCTTAGAGTGCTGTAACACTCTAAGAATGCGATTTATAGGAACTTTGTTTTAGTCGGTTAATTCTGATTGAGTTGTAATTTGATATTGTGAAGATTCACCAAAATTTTCTATGTAAATTGAACTATTGAATTTACTAGCAGCCTCTTCAAAAATTGCCTCTAATTTTTCAATTTGTGCTTTGTTTTCCTCTTCTGAATTTCCTGTAATTCCTATATCAATGACATAGTTTGCATACGTTGCAACTTTTTTAGCTTTGATCTCAGCTTTTCTAGCTTTTAATAATTCAATTCTTGAATTCAATTCTTTAGTTACTGATGAATGCGTATATTTAGGTAAATTTCTTACTTGTCTTTGAATACTCGCAATCTCTCTATTGATAGGCTCTAATTCTTCTCTGTGTAACTCTGTCAATTTGGTCATCGTGTGCCTCCCAGGCTTGATTTAATTTCGTACATTGTATATCCGGTGTTTACAAAAAAGCAAGCTTTTTTTTCAAATGGTCGTTAAATCAACTACTATTTTTAGGTATAATCAGGCATGACAAAAAATTGATAAATATTGAGGATAAAAATGAAAAATAATTTAGATCAATTGACAAAAAAACAACGTGTTTTCGCTGAGGTATACGTTAACAACGGGAAAAACGCCTCCCAAGCTTATAGAGAGGCCTACGGTAGCACGCAACCAGATAATAGCATCCGGTCGAGTGCCTCGAGACTGTTACGCAATGACAACGTCCGCGAGGCTGTCGTGTACTTGCTGCAAGAAAACTTAAAGACTACGCAACGAAAACAGGACATTGAGCGCGACTTCTTAATTGCTGAGTATCTGGACGTGCTGCGACTCTCTAAAGAACATAAACAGCTATCAACAGCACGTCAAACACTCGATAGCTTGGCGCATCTGGCGGGCTTCTGGAGTACTAACAAAACAGAAATGACCACTAATGTAAACATTGATGCAACATTGCAACAATTAGGAACGGATGAATTGTTAACAGCACTACAAACGGCCAACGATGAGCCGGCCGTAATAGATGGGAATTTTAAAGCAATAGATTAATACGTTTTCGCGACAATCTGCCGGCGTCCGATCGCATCGAAGGGAGTCCCTAGCGCGAATCGCGCTCGCGCGAACCGCGGGCGGGTGCGCGCGCTCTTATACAAGTAGTACTACTAACAACCAATAATGTGCGTATTTGCCAATGCGTTATACCTAATCGTGTACAGTATCGTGCCTAGTAAAGACAGTCCTTAAGAGTTGTCTTTGTTGTCTTTAAGAAGGGACAATTGTGCGTAAGCACTATGTTGTCCCTGATTTGTCCTTAAACTGTCCTTGGGATCTTCTTTTTATTCTTACAAGACGGTCTTAGGGATAACCCCCCTTTAGGGGGGGTATATCCCTATCGTTTTTTCTTTGTTACTTTCTTTTTTATTGCAGTGTTTTTTTGTTTGGTAGTTGATTTATCGACTATTATTTGCTATTTTAAAAATGGGGCGTACTCGTGTAGGATTCTGCACCCTCCTAGGTTTCGCCCCTTTACTCTTTTTGGAGGATTAATGGCAACAAAAAAAGACTCGAGGTTAAAGAATGCAGGGGTGTCAGGGTATAACAAGCCTAAAAGAACTCCCAAGCACCCTACGAAGTCTCATGTTGTCGTTGCGAAGGTTGGTGACAAGATAAAAACAATTCGATTTGGGCAACAGGGTAAGACTGGTGACAAGACCATGACTCCCAGAGCTAAGTCATTCAAGGCTCGACACGCAAAGAACATTGCTAAGGGCAAAATGTCTGCTGCGTATTGGGCAAACAAGGTGAAATGGTAATAAGGAGATAGTAATGCCAAAAGGAAAAGGTACTTACGGCTCTAAAAGGGGTCGACCACCAAAGAAAAAGAAGACACCAAGACCTATGGGTGGAAGAAAATAGTGGTTGCATTAACTGATGCACACAAAGAGGAAGCTGTCAGGAGAATAGAAAAAGAATTTGCAAAAAGAAATTTTATTTCCCCTGACGGAGAGCAACCTGACTTTCTTGACCATGTAAAGATTCTGGAAAGATCACAATTACATTCAGGAAAAGCAGGGGGTGCTGCCCCATTCCAAAAATGGGAGTACATCAAAGAACTTGCCACAGCGATTAACGAGAATCGACTAGTCACAGTTCTGAAAGCAAGACAATTAGGATTCTCATGGACAAGTGCAGCCTATGCAGCATGGTTATTAACTTTTAGTCCTGGCACAAATGTGCTAATGATTTCTAAAGGTCAGACTGAAGCATTCAGCTTATTGGATAAAGTAAGATTCATTTTGAAAAATTTGCCACAGGATTGGCAACATCCACTATCCCCTGACTCAAGATCAGAAATAGGGATACCTTCTCTTGATTCTAAAGTTATGGCCCTACCCTCTACTGAGGATGCAGGTCGTTCTGAAACAGCATCTGTAGTGATACAGGATGAGGCTGACTTTCATGAATACCACGCTCAGAATTATGCAGCCGTAAAACCGACTATAGATGGAGGGGGTCAGATGATTATGGGATCTACCTCCAATAAAAGAAAAATGTCATCTCTGTTCAAAGAACTTTACAGAAATGCTCCTGACAATGGGTGGAAGACTGTTTTTATTCCATGGAGTGCAAGACCTGGAAGAGATGAGAAATGGTATGAAGCAACTATGGATTCAGTTCCATCTATGGATTTACAGGGTATGAGTCCTGAGCAATACATGGAACAGGAATACCCAACAGAGGAGACAGAAGCATTAGCACCACCGAGAGCACAAAGCATTTTCGACAGAGAAATAATAATTGGAATGGAAGACTACTGCATAGAACCAATCAGACAGGTTGGAGCAGGCAACATTTATCAGGACGCAAGACCTGGCAAGAGATATGTCGCAGGTACGGATGTGGCAGCCGGAGTTGGAATGGATTATTCCATCACCGTCATAGTTGATATCAATACAGGGTATGTGGTCGCTGATCTGGTCACAAACACAATGCAACCTGAAGACTTTTCTGTTGCATCTATGGACCTTCTAGAAGAATACAGCAACCCTGAATGGGCTATAGAAAATAACTTTTCAGACACAGTTCTGACAGTTGCACGAGATGAAAACTACCCAAGACTTTTCAGAAGAAGAGTGGGTAGAGGAAAAAATCAAAGAAGAGAATATGGATGGAAAACTGATCGCATGAGCAGACAGGCTATGTTCGATGAACTTAGAGCCACTTTCAATGCAGGTCAACTGACCATCCCTAATAAATACGGACTCGATGAGTTTTCTACCATTATTGCCTCTCCAGGAGAGAAGCCACAGGCAATGGGTGGCTCTCACGATGACTATGTGATGGCTCTTGGAATTGCACTCATGTGCAAAGAAGAAAAAGGAATGGTTAGTAACGGAAAAATTATAAGACTACCAGCATTCGCATAGGAAAAATAACATGGCTGATTTAAGGGAACGACCTGAAGCAGAACAAATTACACGCTTCTACTCAAAGATGACCGAACTATGGTCAAAAGCTCACGAAGAATTTCGTGATAACGATGCATACTATCAAAGAAGATTCAATGTGTGGAATCAGAATTATCAGGGCAGACCGATATTCTATGACTCCACCCCTACTCACCTTGTGGATCACGCAGTCGCTACACTTATGAGTTTCTCACCAAGGATTCATAGAGAACCTATTGGTGATACAGAGGATGACAAAAACAATGCAACTAATTTGGAACATGGATTAAAAGCTGTCATGGATAATGCAGCACTCTATGAACCCAATCTTCCATTCAAAATGTTGGCACAATATATGGTGGCTCATGGCTATGGAGTGATTGAAGCACCAGTTCTTGTGGGTCTATCTGGTAGACCATCAGCTCCTGACAGAACTAAATTTGCAACTGATGAAGAGTACGAACAAGAGTTAGCTATTTACAGAGCAAACAGAAAAGACTTTAACCCTATCAGGATTAGAGTCCCACACCCATCTACAGTATTGATGAATCCAAATGAAAAAATTCCAACTGTTGCTATCAAAGCATCAAAGATGTCAGCTCAGGATTTGCACGATCAATCTGTATTGAAGAAAAGAACTCAACGTAGAAAATTTGCAGAAATTTTCGAGATGGATGATTACGACCCATGGGATGAGGTAGAGGTATGGGATTATTGGACTCCATACTGGCACGTTAAAATGTTAGCCAACCCTGCCCCAACATATGGTAGTCCCAACTCTGTCGCAGCTACACCGATTTACATGGAACGCAATACTTGGGGATTCGTTCCCTTTGTTCATGCGTTCTCAGGATTATCAGGTATGGACATTGCCGATGAAGGTGGTGATCCATACAACTTTGCTCAGGGAATACTGACTCCCAACAAAGAAACAATAAGAAAAAGAACACAGGAAATTTCTGCGTTCCATCAAATGCTTTTACGATCTGCATTTGCACCAATGGGTACATCGAGAGATCCGATGACTTTAGCTCAGGCAATTCAGAATGAAGGAATACTTGAAGGAGACTTACAGGATTTCTGGGTCATGAATACTCCTGACATACCAGGATGGATGCAGAACATCAGAGCAGGAACTGACTCAACACTTGAACTTGGAACTTATTCATCTGCACTCGCAGGTCAGAGACAAGCTGGTGTCACAACTGTAGGACAACAGGCAATTTTAAATACTGCAGGTATGAGAATCTTCTCAGGTGTGGCCATGCAGAGAGAACACCTTGCATCTATTGTCGGAAGTAGAATTTTGCAATTAGTAGATAACGTATCTGAACTTGCTTCAGGTATTGGGGCAAATGGCAAATCTCTAAGTAAGTCACAGATTAATGGTGTGTATGGAGTACAGGTTATATTCCCACATGGTGAACCTGTGATGGAATTGCAACAGAGACAGATGGCTTTGAGTGAGTTTGGAGCTGGATTGATTGATCCAATGACATACTACGAAGCAGCAGGTTATGAGAATGGAACTGAAATCAAGAAACGATTGATTGAGGAATCAGTACGAAACCTACCATCAGTCAGACAGAAAGTAGAAACATTAGTAGCACAACAACTTGGTTTGATTGATGAGACTAATGAAGAACAGGCAGCTCAGGAAATTGAACAACAGGCAAGACCACCAATGATGGGTGGGCAAGCACCAGGTGCTACACCTGCTGATCTGAACACACCTTTAACACCTGACACAGTTAACCCAACGAGGATAGACCTTGCCAGATAAAAATCCATTTACAGACGCAATCGAAAGTATAGTCGGAGAGATTGACTCTCTAGTTAAGAACTCGAAGAAAAAAGGAAATCAAACTCCTGTAGTTCATGGTGGATTTAAAAGTGAGGAAATAATCAGAAAGGCTCTAGCGAGTAAAGGATTATCTCTCGATGAATTCAGGAGGCCAATGTGAGTACTCCTACTTTAAAAGAAATCGAACAATTACAAATTCTTAACAAAGCTAATGAACTTTGGGTAAAACAAAGAGCTCTCACTCCACTTGAGGAAATAGCGAAATGGTCAGGGGAAGATATAGGGGTATATGACTATGACGAATTTGGATTACTTTTTCCTGATGTAACTGTCGGTGAAGTTGACCCTATAGTTTTTGATATAGAAACTTTAAGAAGATATAAAGAGCAAAAATTAGAACAAATAGTAGAAACTTATTCGGCTAAATATGGACCACCGACTAAGCAGCAAAAAGATCAAGCAACTGATGTACTTGATAATCAACTGTTCAGTAACCTGACTTTTGAGCCACAGACATCAAAGTTGATTCTTAATCCTGTAGACAGCATGAACGACCCCGAAGCCGACCCCTGGTTAGACACTGTCAATAATTGGATGGTTTACTCTGGAAATGAAATGCTGACCGATCCAAGACAACCTCTAATAGAACATAAGATGATTCCAATTTTAGATCAGGCAGTTCTAAACGATGATTTTGATCAGGATTTATTAACAACAATAGTTGGTTTTCAAAAAATGCAATCTATGGACAAGCTAGATGCAATAGAAAGGCCATACCTTGAAGATTACGAAGAAAACAATGTTGAGAAAAACACTTTCAATGTACTGCAAAGAGATTTACCAAAATTACTTGCAGACTTGGACAGAATAAAAACACAGATAAATGTTGACTATGTTGATTTTGTTAAAACAAGTCAAACCCCAAAAGATGGGAATCAATACTACACAGCTCAGGCTGAGTCAAAAAGAGTGGAGTATTTCGGTGTAACAGAATCTTTACAAATTCCTGAACCACCAGATCCGGTGAAGATGGCAACAGACTCTAAGTATTTTAAAGAAACGATAGAGGGTTACATCGGAACACACGGTGGAGTCGGAAACCCTAACTCTGCCATAAATCCTGAAACAAATGAGGCCTATAATGCAAATCAAAAAAGAGCATATCGAAATACTAACGCAATAATTGTGGATGCTGCTCAAGAAACATTTAGTAAATATTTTGTCGATGGGCAGTTTACACAGGAAGCATATAGTGAGGCTGCTAAATTTGGTTTGTCACCTGAACTTTTTCTTACAAAAGAAATCAACGAACAAACAAAATTGTTTTTTGAAGAAGACGAAAAATCCAAAGTCAGTATGTATGATGAACAAATTAATAAAAGTATTGAAGCATTTGAAAAAGCAGATGCAACACAAAAATTTAAAGATTCAACCGATACT